TGGAAAAGCTGGATGAAATTTACCACATTCTGAAGGAAAAGGAGTAACAAGTATGATACACAAAACTTGGAATGTACGAGACCAGACCGAAAAAGATTTAAGAGCAGAAGCTGAACGACTTTACAAAGAGATAGAAGCGGGATTTAAAATGCTGAAAAAAGTATCAGAAATCAACGACGCAAAAAAAATCCTAGACAGAATCTGGATTATGAAAGCGTGGGCAAATGATATCCAGCTCGAACTTATCAGAAGGGAGTATACAAAAGATGAAGCATAGACAGCGAATGCCGAAGCGAACAGACAAAAGAATGTTCAATGTGACGGCACGCAAAACAAAAACAATCAACCTGTCTCAGAAACCCATGCGGGGCGGCATCAGACTGTAAAGGAGAAAAAAAATGAACCACAACTATTACGGCATCTATGACAGCGTGGCAAAATGCTATTGCTACATCGGGGAAAACAAAAGCAACGAGACCTTTGCACGGATGTGCGACATCATGGCAAAGGACGAGAAAACGTTCTTAGGACAGTCTCCGGAAGACTACAAAGGGTATTACATCGCCAACTTCAACGACGATACCGGACGATTTGAAAGTATCGAACCGGAAAAGGTTTGGGAGGGCAAGCCGCATGAATAAACGTTACGAAGAAGGGCGAAAGCCCTTCTTTTCTAATCCGGGCGAAAAAATGCGAAACCAATACGTTTGGGGCAAAGACGAAAAAGGCGAAAAAAAGCTGATCGAAACCGAACCAATCGACATTCAAGCAGAAATCGAAAGTTACGCGGACGAATGCGACATCAAAAACATTGTCCGAAAAGCAAGTTTCGACCCAATGTTCGCAAAAACTCTCATGGACAGCGCAACAAGTGACGAAGTACTGGACGTGACCGACTGGCCAACCAACATTCACGAATATCACGCGATGATGGCAACGGCACAGGCGAACGCATTACAACTGGCGCAGATCCAGAAGCAAGAACAAGAACAAGAACAAGAACAAGTAAAGGAGGAAAAAATGAATGAACCGGAATAATGAGAGACACTTCAACCAAGTACCTCAGACGCACGTCAGCCGAACGCGTTTCAAGAGAGACCAGAACATTCTAACGACTTTCGATGCAGGGGAACTAATCCCTTTTTACGTTGATGAAGTATTGCCGGGCGACACATTCAGCGTAGACACGGCGGCGATAATCAGAATGACAACACCGAAGTATCCAGTATTCGATGACGCATACATCGACTTCTACTATTTCTTCTGTCCAAACAGAATTGTTTGGACTGACTTCAAACGATTCATGGGTGAAGCAGATGACGCGCCGTGGATGCCAACAAAAACATACACAGTGCCAAAAATCAGAATCAGCTCTAAAACGGAAGCAACAGACCCGCGATACGAAGGGCCAAAAGAAGGATCTATCCTAGATTATATGGGAATCCCAATCCATATCAACGAAGGAACCAACGCAAGCAAAAATACAGTCCAGATAAACGCATTGCCAATCAGAGCTTATGTGAAAATCTGGAACGAATTTTTCAGAGACCAAAACGTTGGAAACCCAGCAGTGGAACTGGCAGGAAATGACGACCAGGTTTGGTATGACGACAAAGGAAACAACGCAACAAACGAAGAAATTTTGAAAAGCGCATGTACCGGTGGAAGATGTTTACCGGTAAGCCGCTTCCACGACTACTTCAGTTCCTGTCTCCCGTATCCTCAACGAGGGCCATCCGTAACGTTGCCGTTAAGCGGGAATGCACAATGCGGACTATACGTAGATAGTCAGGCAACAGTTGCACAGCCAAAAGGAATAAGTTTCACTTCGACAAAAGAAAGCCAAAACAAAATTCAAAACGTATACGATGTAACAGGAAAAAAAACAGGACTGAACGTAATAGGACTGAACGGAGGAGTTGAATTACAAGGATATCTCGCAACAGACCTAAGCACCGTACAAGCGGCGACAATCAATCAGCTGCGTCAAGCATTCGCAGTCCAGCACTACTACGAAGCACTTGCAAGAGGTGGAAGCCGATACCGCGAACAGGTAAGAACAATCTTTGGAGTAAGCATCAGCGATAAAACGGTACAAATCCCGGAATATCTAGGCGGCGGAAGATACCATGTAAACATCAATCAGATCGTGCAAACCAGCGGTCAGCAAAGCCCAGACGACACGCCTATTGGTGAAACGGGTGCAATGTCCGTTACTCCTATTAACGAAAGTTCCTTCACAAAGAGCTTTGAAGAACACGGATTTGTAATCGGAGTCCTTTGTGTACGCCACAATCATAGCTATCAACAGGGAATTGAAAGATTTTGGAGCCGCACGGACAGGCTTGACTATTACTTCCCACAGTTTGCAAATATAGGCGAGCAGCCGGTAAAAAAGAAAGAAATCTATCTGACCGGAACAGACGAAGATGACAAGACATTCGGATACCAAGAAGCATGGGCAGACTATCGAATGAAACCCGACCGCGTAAGCGGAAAAATGCGAAGCAACGCGGAAGGAACGTTAGATTTCTGGCACTATGCAGACAACTATGCAAAAGCGCCAACGCTCAGCCAAGAATGGATGAACGAAGGAAAAGAAGAAATTGCAAGAACGCTAATTGTACAGGACGAGCCGCAGTTCTTTGGAGCAATTCGAGTAATGAACAAAACAACCCGGTGCATGCCGCTGTATAGCGTACCGGGGCTGGAAAAACTGTAAGAAAGGAGGAAGCCCGGAGAAATCCGGGCTATTTTAGAAAATGGCATTAGGAGCAGCAATCGCAACAGGAGCGAAAGCGGTAGGAAGTTGGTTAGCACAAAATCCACAAGTCATAACGGCGGGAATGAGCCTGATCGGGAGCGGCCTATCTAGCTTATACGGTCAAAAAAGCCAAAGCCAAAGCGTGGGCGGAAATCAGAGCCAAAGCCAAGGCGGCGGGCAAAGCACAGCAACAAGCCAAGGCGGGACAAATGACAGTCAAATAATGGACTATCTGAACAAATTCTACCAATGGCAAGGCGGGCAAAACCAATTCCAAAGCAAAACAAACAGACAAAACATGCTCATGCAAATGGGTTACAACACACTGGCGGCCATTCAACAAGGTATCTATAACCACATCGAAAACAATGCGGCGATGAGCTACAACAGCGCAGAAGCACTTGCAAATCGAGAATTTCAAGAAAGAATGAGCAGCACAGCATATCAGAGAGCTGTAGAAGATATGCGAAAAGCTGGACTAAACCCAATTCTAGCATACGCACAAGGTGGAGCAAGCACACCGGGAGGAGCAGGAGCAACGATCACAGGCGCAAGCATGGGACTCCCAGCGTCCAGCGCGCTAGGAGTATCGACAATGAGCGGCAACGTACCAACAAGCTATTACAGCCGGTCGGAAAGTCAAAGCCAGTGGTATCAGTTGGCAGAAGCCGTTGGACAACAAATGAGCACAAGCTACAGCAGTCCGACAGCGCTTGTAAACGACTTACTAAAAACATATAACGCGATGGGAGACGTTGAAAAAACCGTACCAAAAGAAAAAGGCGGCGGGAAGTTCAGCGCCGGAGGTGGAAGGAGCACAATTAATCCACAAAACAAAACAGGAAGCTATGGAGAAAAAAGAAAGCCAGGTGATTATTTGAAATGAGTTGTTATAAGCCGCTTATTCGGCTTTACAACCCAAACGACAGAGAGAAAAGCGGGCGGGTATATTCACTCTCCCGCTTTTCACAGTTACGCGGGAAGAAGCTGAAATATGAAGATTTGATGTACAATCCAAAAGTCATGCTGATACCATGCGGGCAGTGTATTGGATGTAGAATAAGGCAAAGGGAAGACTGGACGACCAGAATTGAGCTAGAAGCAAGAGAATACCCGAAGGAACAAGTTTGGTTCATTACACTAACATACGATGAAGACCATGTTCCAGGTATGATAGTAAAGACAGGCGAGATCATGAGAAAAGTACAGTACACATGGAAGCCGGGAGAGAAGCGCCCAGAGAGCGTTCAAATTTTACTATATGAGGATATTCAAAAATTCTTAAAACGTCTCAGAAAGGCTTACAAGGGCAAACTACGCTATTTCGTAGCCGGAGAATACGGAGAACAAACAGCAAGGCCACACTATCACATGATACTATACGGATGGGAACCAACAGACCTTGAAAACCTGTACAAAATCCACCATAACGGATACTATAACAGCAAATGGTTAGCAGACCTATGGGGCATGGGTCAAATACAAATCGCGCAAGCAGTACCAGAAACATATAGATATGTTGCAGGATATGTTACAAAAAAAATGTATGAAATTAACGGCCAGAAAGCAAACGCATACTATGATCTAGGCCAAACAAAACCATTCGCTTGCATGAGTCTAAGACCGGGTTTAGGCGATCACTACTATCAAGAACACAAAGCAGAAATTTGGAAAAAAGGATACATCCAATGTACCAACGGTAAACAAGCACAAATACCAAGATATTACGAAAAGCAGATGGAAGCTGAAAACCCGGAACGACTATGGAGAATAAAGCAAAACAGGCAGCGGAAAGCCATGGAGCAGAAGCGTTTACAACTAGAAGGTCAAGAATATCAGACAGTTCTAGAAACAAAAGAACGGGTCACCAAAAAAAAGACGAAGAAAAGCGGAATTTTATAAATGGTGTCACCTAGCCCAGTACCTATCAAGTAAGGTACTGGGCTTTATTGTTATAATCGCGCACATGCGCACACGCGAAAAGTCACGCGCGCACATGCGCACGTAATACAATATAACTTGTTGTAGCCGTAGTAGTAGAGGATGTGGAAAAGTTGAAAACCATAAAAAATAAACGATAAAGCGTAAAATACAATCAAATTTATATGTTGAAAGTTTTGTTGAAAACTTGTTGAAATGTTGAAATACTCTGTTGTGATAAAGTTTAACAATGTTGAAATGTTGAAAACTATGTTGAAAATGTTGAAAACTGAATAAAGTCGGACCGGGAACAGAAACCCAAAGTAACGTTGTGCTCTTCGCACGGCGCACCGCGCCTACCGCACAACCTTAAAAAAAACTTGACAGCAGAACAAAAAAACTGTATAATCAGCACAAAGGGGGAAAACAACATGAAAAATATCATGTTTATAAGATGGGACTACGGGAAACTAAGCAAACACTTCGACTCAAAAGAGTTCAGATGCAAAGACGGAAATAAAAATTTGCTCATTTGCAAAGAGCTGATAACAGTTCTTGAAATGATACGAGAGCATTTCAACGCTCCCGTAAAAATCAACAGCGGATACAGGACACCAAGCTGGAATTTCCGGGTAAGCACCGCACCAGATTCAATGCATTGCAACGGAATGGCAGCTGATATTGTAGTGAAAGGGCATTCAAGCAAAGAAGTTGCAAAATACGCAAGCGAGCTGATGGACGGCTTTGAAAGCAAAGGCGGCGTAATCAGATACACAAACTTCACGCATGTTGATGTACGCGAAGAACGATACAGAAAGGGGGTGTAACCAATGGCATTGATTAAGGTGAAAGACCTTAGGGACGCGATCCAGCTCATCAAAACCGTT